TGGGTGCGGGGGGCCGCCGTTCCGCCTCCCGCCAGCGCTTCGGCTTCGGCATCCTCGGCCCCGGCGGCGTTGTTTGAAATGACCAGCACGCCGAACGAACCGACGACGTCAAAGTCGAGCGTCCCCGGTGCCGCGTCGTTGTCGGCGGCAAGGGCCGCGACGAGCACGGACACGCCCGCCGGAAGCCGTTTGTCCGCCACGGCGTCGATCGTGATCTCCCCGGAGAACGCTTCCACGCGGAGCAAGTCCGGGAGAACGGTTTGCAGGAGCACCACGGCGGCGTCGCGCACTTCGGTCAAACTAGGCATGGTCGAACTCCATATGCTTCATCACGATACCGACGATCGCGGCCTTCCATCCGTCCGGGATTCCGCCGTCGCGCTGAAAAAGGTACGGGCGGGCCGGGATGCGGATCGTATGCGCGGCTGTGGCCATACCGAACTTGGCGCGCTTGTCGGTTGCCTTGGCAAAGCGCACCTGTCCCTTGTTTTTTCCCCGGCTGATGCGCCGGAAGTGTAGCTTTGTCGCACCCGCAGCCCGATTGATGGTAGCTCCGAACTGATGAACCGCCGCGTAGACGAGGTTGGTGCCGACAATGACACTGTCCGGGCCGACCTTCCATGTGATTGTCTTTTTGAGCCGTCCCTTTCTCTGGAGAATCGGGTGGGCGTCGCCCTTTCTCTGGCGTACGGTCGCGGGCTTCAACGGTTCCCACGCTTCACCGTCCGGTGAGCGTTCGGCCTCGAACCCTTGCCGAATGTTCACAAGGAGCGACTGGCCGATCTCTCGGTAGATGCGCGGCTTTTCAGCCTCAAAACGCTCAAGCCCGGCGGAAAGGGACAGCGTGATCGTCCCGTTTGTGGCCTTGACGCTGATCATGCTCAAAACCCCTTGAGGCTTTCCGGCGTGAATATCCGGGCCGGAGCGTCCAGTTTGATGCTTCCGCCGCCGGGAACGTTGGCGGCGGGCACGCCCTCAGCCCGAAAGACGATGACGCCTTTTGACATGTCTTTGAGTCCGGCGAGCGCGTCCTCAAACATCTTGCGGACGTCGTCCGGGACTTTGCCAGTCCCGGTGTGGAGGTAGTAGAAGGCCATATCTGCGCACCACCGGAGCACAGGAGCCGGGACGGGCGACAGCGGGGTCAGATAACGGCCCGCCGCGTACCCGTCGATGGTCTCCGTGGCGTCGGCAAGAGCCGCCTCAATGACGCCCCTGTCCGGGACGCGCGCGAGGGGCGTAGCCCGATCCGTAAGCTGGGTGAGCTTCGTTTCCCCGAACCGGGTCACAAGATCGTCATACGAGGCGTAGGTCATGGCTCTAGTCCTTCTTCCGGGTGGTTGGCTTCGGCTCCCCGGCGTCGGGGATTTCTTCGATCACGAGCATGGGCTCGGCCTTCAGGGCCGCCAGCGCCTCAGCCGTAAATGCTCCATCGGGGTATTCCCGCGTTCCAGCGTGCGTCATACCCGCCCGCCGGAAGCCGTCTTTCTTTGCGGTAATGCGGATCATTGCGGCACCTACAGCCACGGGCTGACGAGAAGTTCCGCCGACCCGGCCCATTCGTTGGTAGCCCCGCCCGTCGTCAGTGCGGCGACGACAACCTTGCGCGCGGCGGATTCGTGCGTGGGCGGAACAACGAGAAGATTGGGCACCAATCCCAGTGGATCGCCTGCGTCATTGGTGAACGCCATCATCGCGGCGCGGGCTTCGGCGTAATTTTCGTTCGTCAGCGGCTTCGTAGACCGGACCGCACACTGCCACAGACCGAAACCCACGTTTACGCGGGCATCCACGCCATAGAGGTACTCGTCACGCATGAATACGTTGTCGTCATTGGGCGCGTCCTTTCTCTTCAACTCGTATTCCCGGCGCTTCTGGAAAATCATCGGCTTCACGGGGCGGGTGGTACACATGAGGAACCACGGTTCCACCGCGTCGGAGTTTGCCGTGATGGAGTTTGAGACGGATGCACCGTTGACGGGGTGATCCGTGTCGAAAAAGTATTGGCCGTCATAACAGAGAAGCTCATGGCCCTTCTTGAGCGCCCCGAACACAAGCTGATTCGGATGGAGCCCGGCCTGCGCGCCCATGTCGCGGAACATCGGGCCGTAGATGCCGACCTGATCGTCCTCGATATCGTCGCGCTTCACGGCGATCGTCATCTCGAACTTTTCGTTCTCGATGCTGTACTTGTGGGCCTTCAGGTTGCGGATGATGCGATCCCCGGCCCATTTTTGCATGGACGGCAGGGTGCCGAGCCACGGGTAGACATTTTCCCGCGTGCCTGACGGTACGACCATCGCAACTTTCTCATACTGGCTCTCGGCAGTGCCGAAACCACCCTGAAAGGCTGCGGATACGCCAAAATAGAATTGTTCGAGCGTGGAGCGGTTGATATCCATCGGTAACTCCTAGATTTTGACCCAGACGCCTTCGTCGGTGACGTCAAAGACGATTCCGGCGACAGGCGCGTTCGCGGCTGTGGTTTTCTGGACGGTGCAGTCATCCGCCGCGTAGCAGGAGGCCCCGATACTGGCGAGCGTGGGCTTGTCATCGGAGGCCGCGTCAAAGGCGAAGACGCCCCGGCGTACCAGCACCTTTTCCCCGCTCTTGCCCTGCCGCTGGGCAACGCCAACCACCGGGGACAGTCCGGCGGTGATGCTTGCCGGAACGAGCTTGCCGTCGCCGTTCAGGCAAACTAAGCTTCCGGCGTAGACCGTGGCTGCCGCCTCAAACACTGCTTCGTCGCCATTGCGGCGCGCGGTATCGCGATCACTTGCCAGAGCAGTCATTATCGCCCTCCTTTTCCTTCAAAGACGATGCCTTTTTGTAATCATCCTCGGAAATGCCCATTGCCCGGCAAATAGCCTTTGCCGTGGCGTCAAGGCCGGAGCTGGTGCCTTCCGGGGGCGTAGCCGTGACAGTCTGCGTCGCCCTGCTGCCGGGGCGGAGATCAGGGGCCACCTCCAGGAATTTCTTGAAGGCTTCAGGAGCGCTTGCGGCAGCTCCCTTGGCCCAACCCTCAAGCGCCGGACTGATTTTGCCTTCGGCCTTGCCCTGTTCCACAAGCGCCAGCGACTGCGCGGCCTTCATCCGGGAAAGTTCGGCGTTCACGGTGTTGAACGTCTCCACGGGAACGTATTTGGAGACGTCGGGATGCTCGGCACGCGCGGCAATAGACTGGACGGCCTTGGCGATGCCGCCGGGCGTCTTGTCGTCGGTCTTCGCGGCTTCGGCCATGACGGACATGGCGGATTTCATGGCCCCGACGTCGGCCATGACGCGGCGGGCGGCGGTCTCAACGGCGGCTTCCGTGGGCTCCACGTCGGTTATGCCGAGAACGGAAGCCATAGTTTTCAGAAATGACATTGTGATGTCTCCTGTAAAAAGATTCAGGCCGGGCTCTCTGGCAGCGAGCGCCTTGAGCCCGGTCAGGTTGGGAACATTGGTCAGCGCCACGGATTCGATTGCCTGAATGTCCCCGGTATCCTGCTGGTAATAGTAGACCGGGGAAACATAACGGTATTCGCGGGCGGCGACGTGCGCCTTGCCCTTGTCCGTCCACTCGACCCGACCCCACACGCCGTCGGCGCGTGCTTCAAGCTCGGTGATCCAACCTGCGGCAATGGCGGGCCGCCCGTTCATGGCGGTGTGTTCGAGCTGGTGATCGTAGTCGACCGGAATGTCGACCGGCCCGTTGTGCTCACGGGTCCGGGCGACCACGGCGGCGGGATCGCAGGTGTAGGGACCGCGCCCGTCCCGCCCCGAAAACGTCCCGGACGGAAACACCTGTATCCAGTCCGGGGCGTTCCCGCTTGCCGGGGCGGGAAGGGCTACGGCGTGGGAGGATTTCAAAACATGGCTGTTCATGGGTGGAGGATAGAAAAACGCCCAGACAAAACATGCCCGGAAGATGTTCCGGGCATGTTTTGGTTGGACGCTCTGGCGCAGTCTGGACGGGAGGGGTGTTTATGAACGCCTGTAAACGGGGCGGGCTGCTTTAGAATGGAGAATCCGGCCCGATGTTCAGGAAAAGAAGAAACAAGCGCGCTGAAGGCGAATCTTGCGTTTTCGAGAAACTCTCCTTATTGTCTTGCAAGACGGGTGCGACACGGTGATATTCTGGCCGCCGTAGCACGGGAAACCGGAGCGCATTGTGGGGTTCCTGCCAGGCCCCTCCACCCGTCTTATTTTTTGCCTAAATTCCTGAGAGCCTTTTTCAGCCGGGAATCGTTCTCGCTCAATCTGTACAGACTTGTCACATACAGTTCATCACCAATCCGCGTCGCCTTTACGATTACGGCGAGCCCGCCCGGACGGTTCAGGACGAATGCCACTTTATTAACATCTTGGGGCAACCGCTCTCCTTTTTCCACTGCTTCCTGCGCCAGCACATAATCAGCCGCCGTCAGTTCAGGATGGTGGCTTTTCTGTTTTGCGTAGGAAGCGGGAGACAGGCAGGCTATCCGGGCCGTGGCACCGATTGAGGCCGCGTCGTCAGCGGAAAGCACCGCAAGGGGGAGCGGAACCGTGGGATTCTCGGCCCATTCGTCAAAGCCGTCCCGGACAAGCCGACGCACCATTTCCGGCGCAAGCCCGCCGGGGGCAAGTTCGGTTTCGGGAAGAAGCGGGGCCGCCTGCATGATCGCCGTGGCTTCAAGAGGTACGGGGAGCTTTACGAGTTTTTCAAGCATGACGCGCCCAAGCTGCGCCGCCCGGTCGGTATCCCCCGGATTGTACGCCCAGCCGGGATCGATGCCCACGGGAACGTCCATTACTTCGCCGGTTGCCGGGTTGACCCACGTCACCACGCCGTCATCGGGCGCACCGCTCACCTTCCAGCCGTACCTTTGCAGATCGTCCTCAGAAACGGCCACGGCGTCACAGCGGCATTTCCAGCCGTTCGGCGGGTAATGCGTCCTCCACCACGGATGGTCGATCGGCAGGATGATCCCGTGCCAGAGGCGGTGCTGCGGCCTGATTTTACTGTCAAGGATGCCCTCGTAGCGCAGGTAGGGGAAGGTGTCCTTCAAGTCCTGCTGTTGCTCCCAGCGGCCCTGCGCGAACGAAACCCGCATGTTCACATCAAAGATGGTTTCGAGCCGCCGGACGCTGCCAAGCTGCACCGTGCGCTCTTCCCCCGTCTCAGGATCAATGACCGCCGTGCGGCCCCACCAGCCTTTTTTCTGGAGCGTGGGGATAAGGTCGCGCTTGAAGTCGGCAAAGGTTGTGCCGTTTTCCATTGCGCTCACGAGTGCGCCGTGAATGTCTTTCAGGATGTCGAACCCGGCGGAGCGGGCAACGGTAAATCCGGCGTGGTGCTGCTCCTGCCAGACCGTCGCCCAATGGTCGGACGGGAACAGGTTCGTGCCGCGCCGTCTCAGCGCCTCGATCGCCTCGTCAAAAGGAATGCGCGGAAAATCAGCCATTGCGGCCCCTCACGCGCTGGTTGAACATGGCGAAAGACGCCGCGCGGGCGAGCGGTTCCGCGTTCTGCTTTTTCAGGGCGTCGGGAAATCCCGCGAGAAACTCGGCATACGACGTACAGCGGTCGGCAAGCTCAAGGATCGGATCGACAAGCGGGGACACCAGCGGCTGCCAGTCGCCGAGCTCTTCCTTGACGGCTAGGTCGATCGCGTCGGGTTCCGGCGCGGATTGTGCAGGCTGGACGGATTGCGCCGTTTTTACTGGTGCCGCTCCCTTGCCGGGCGCGTCCTCTTCGGTTTTGACGGGGCTTGCTCCGATGGTTGCAGCACCTTGTGCGGGCTGCGGGATGCCCAGCTTGTCGCGTACAACGGACACCTCGGCAAAGTCCGGGACAACGGCTGCCACCTTCACAACGTTGTCGATCCACTTGCTCACGTCCTCTTTTTTCTCCCGGGCTATCCTGATGATCGGATAACGCCGCCGGGGACCAAGATTCAGATCGACCAAAGGCCGTACAAGATCGCGGGACAGCGTCGCCGCAAGCTGCGCGGCGTCGGACTCTTCGATGTCCTCCCGGACGCGCTCGTGGGCGTTCGCCGTGCCGACATGCTGCCCGACGTCCGTGGTGCCGGTCTGTCCGAGGACGGCCTTGGAAATCTGCTTGTCGAAATACTCGGTGAGTCCCTTGAATATCTGAACGTTCCCGGTGCTGTTGGTGTTTACAAACTCGATCTTCATGCTATCCGGGATGATTGCGGCGGCATCCTGCGCTATCGAACGCACGGCCCGCAAAAGCACGTCTTTCTCGTCCTGCGTGGCTTCGGAGCCGTAGCGCCCGACACGCAGGGGAAAACCGAACACCTGCGCGAACTGAACCCAGCTTTTGATCCCGAAGTTTTTGAAAAGATAGTACCACGCCACGGGCCGGGCGAGCCCCCCGCGAATAGGAAGACCTGATTTAGACTTGTGGATATGGGTGATGAACTTCGCGGGTGCGAGCGGTTCCGGAAGGCCGCTTTCGCCCTTGAGCCGGAGCGTTACTCCGTCCAGACGGTCGAACTCGAACCAGCGAGGATCGCGCCAGAGAATGGAAGACGGGAACCAGCTTTTCCCCTCGGTGTCCCACATGATTTCACAGACGGAATACCCCTTGCCCACGGCGTCCAGAATATCCTGCACGGCCTCGGCGAGGACGCCGGTGTCGATAAAGTCCCGCACAAGATCGGCGGCCTTCACGTCTTCGGCGGCGTCCGTCGCGGCTTCCACTTTCACGGGCAAACCGGCCACCTGCAATTTGCGCGTGGAGAGAACGGAACGGTAATGGAGGTCTTTCTCTTCCATCTCCTCGGCAAGCTCAAGATAGGCCAGCGCGTCGCCCTGTTCGGCGGCGAGCAGAAGCGCCGTAAGTCGCTGCGGGGTCAGATTCTGTGCGGGGTGCCCGGAAAGGATTTGCCGCACCCCGGTCACCGTGGGGGCGGCCACCTCCTCAACGAGTCGGGTCTTGTCAACGGGGTTCCCGTCCGCGTCATACAACGTTTTCACCATGCGCCTCTCTGGTAGTCGTCATCGTCGTCCGGAAATGTGGACGTATCGCGCCGTTGTGTCGCCGGGGTGTAGCCGTATTCGATTTTTGGGGAGCTTGCGGCGGACAGGGCGAGGAAGAGCGCCCACGTGCGGTCGGCGTGCCCCGCGTCGTCGGATTCAGCCACGAACCGGGGCGCACCCGTGGGGCCGGACACTTTTTGCAGCTTGTGTAGGTCCGAGCGGAGCGCCTGCACACTTTGAGGAATGCGGAGCCGCCTGTCTTCAAACGCCTGTTTGCCGACTGTCGCGAGCCCGAGCTTTGCGGACGCCGTAAACAGCACCCCTTCGACGCGGCTTGTGCCATGCCGACGCTTGGCGTCTTCCACGGGCTTCTCACCCATACCGGTCTGGTCCATGCAAACACGCATCACCCGATACCTCGCCATGAGATCGTCAAGGATCATATCCTGCTCGGCGAACGTCGCGCCCCGGCGCTCGGCAATCTCCCGAACCCAGAGCACGTCCCCCACTTCTTCAAGCACAACGGCGGCGAAGAGGTCACGGCGGCGGCCTATGTCGACGCCGACAAAGCACGGTCCGCCCGCGTACAGATCCGGGCGTCCGGCCTTTTCATCCTCTACAGCGTTGATAAGCTCCCATGAAAGCCACGCCGTCGCGCCGTCCATCCATTGAAGCTCAAACTCCTGCGCCCATGCGTCCTCATCCGCCAGAGCCTTTCTCAGCTCCTCGACATCGCGGGGAAGCCCGTCGGCCACGGCCTTGTAGATATCCACCACATGCCGGGACCATGCGCCGTCTTCGGCGGTCATGAGCTCAAAAAATTTGTTTTCTTTTCCGTTCGGGGTGGATGTGATCCGCAGTTTCAGGCCGTTTTTTGAGATCACCGGAAAAAGGGCTTTCCAGATGGCATGGCTGTCCTTATGAAAGGCGAATTCGTCCAAAAAGACGTTGGCGGAAAAGCCGCGCGCCGTATCTGGGTTCGCGGGGAGCGCGGTCACGCGGGAGCCGTTTCTCATCGAAACTTCGAGAGCCCGGACTGTAGTCCTGTCTTCGAGCCGGAAATCCGTTTCCAGCGCGTCGAAGGCCGCATTCATGGCCCGCAGGTGAAGCTTCACCCCTTCCTCCATCGCTTCCCGCGCCTGCCTTTCCCCGCGCGACAGAATGACCCAGCGCGTACGGCGGCCTTCAAGTTCCGCAAGCGCCATATCAAGGGCAATTTCAAGCGTCGTCGTAAACGTCTTGCCGGTCTGACGGGCGAACATGCCGATCTTGAAGCGGGAATCGTCCTCAAGCCATGCCTTCTGATAGGGGTAGAGAATCGGCGTTTCCATCACGCGCCGCCGTAGGCTTCAAGGAGCTTTGCTCGGAGCTCTTCGGGCGTCAGGGCCGTGTTTTCTGGATCGCCCGTCACTTCATCGACGGCCTTGTCGAGCTTCGCCTTCACTTCCTTTTCCACCCGCTCCCGGACCTTCGCCTCGAAGTCCTGATCAAGGCGGTTTGCCTGCGCCATATCCTTGAGCGTCCGGGCCAGCGCCATAAGTGCCTTCGGATCGTCAACGTCCCCTTCCTCAACCCGTGTCGCCAGATGGTCAAACACCAGGTCGCGCAACGTCTGGACGAGGAGCCGCCCCTGCTGGCCTTCCACCACGGACGGGCCGATCTCCCTGACGAGCGCTTCGGTCATTTCCCGGCTCTGGCGCAGTTTCGCGGCCACCTTGTCGATCCGTTGCTTCTGGCGTCCGAGCGCGGAGAGTGAAACCGTTTCAACGCCCATGCCCCGCAAATGCTCAAGAATCTCGGCAAGCGTAGCCCGGCCTTCCGAAAGAAGGCGGTTCACCTCTTGCAGAATCTCCGGCGGCAACCGGCGGAGTGAAGACTTCCGGCCCATAGTTAGAACCCCGGCCCCGGACGCTTCACGCCCGGCACGATCGCGCGGCCTTCGGCGACGTCGAGCCCGCGCTGCGTGATCTTCACGACGATGATCCCGCCAAGATCTTCACGCGAAACGAGCCCCTGTTCCTCAAGCCATGCGACGTCGGCATTCACACAGTCGCGGGAAACGCCGTGCCCTACGGCCTCAAGCGCGGATTGCAGGAGCGAGGTGTTCATGGCGTAATCGGCATCCTCGGCAAGGAAGCGCAAGGTAGCGCAACGGCGGTTTTCCGCCTGAAGCTGGGCAAAGGTACGTTTTTCTTTCATCGGGAATTCTCCAAATGATGCTGTACGAGCATGGCAATCTCGTTCTTCAAACCGGCCACCGATGTTTCCACCCCGTCCATATGAGCTCCTATCGCTTTCATGTCGCCTCTCAGTTCTTCAAGGGAAAGCTGGATGTTGTGCAGTGTCTTGCCGTCGGGAACCGTTTCCATCCGGCGCTCCAGAACGTCAAGCCGCTCGGAGATGATTTCCTGTTCAGCCTTGACGGCATTGTGCTCGTCCTTGCTGACGAACCGCCGCGAGAGCTGATACAGGCACCAGCCGTAGGCCAGTGTGGCGAGGATACTGAGCACGGGCCACCAGCGGTTGATCTCGTCAATAACGTTCATGGGATATCCTTTGTGTAGCCGACGAGCCCCCGGTACCCGGCTTCGAGCTTCCGGCAGTAGAGGCCGTAGTCCCGCACATGGGCGATGATTTCCATCATCGGTACGCCCTTGGAGGCTGCCAGCTCACCGATCTTTTCAATCGTCGTCATGCCGATTTTACGCGCAGGCTCGTTGATAATGCGGCGCAGGCGCACGTCGTCCCGCGGGTTTACGATGACGGCCAGATAGCTGTTGATGTCCTTGACCTCCTTGCGGTCAAAGAAGCGCTGGCCGCCCACAATGCGGTACGGGATGCCCGCGCGGGCAAAGTAGGTCTCGATCGGGTTGGACTGAGCGTTCATGCGGTAGAGCACGGCGTGGTCCTTCAGGCTCGCGCCCTCTCTCAAATGCTCGCCGATGACGTCCGCAATGTGGCTGGCCTCGTCCTGCTCGTTCGTCGCGGTGTAGTGGTGGACCTTCTCGCCGTCACCGTGGTCGGTCCAGAGGGTCTTGCCCTTGCGGCCCATGTTGTTCTTGATGACACTGTTGGCGGCGTTCAGAATATTAGCGGTGGAGCGATAGTTTTGTTCCAGACGGATCGTTTTTGCCCCGGTGAAAACCTTCTCAAAGTTTAGGATATTTTCAATCGTAGCACCGCGAAATTTGTAGATGGACTGGTCATCGTCGCCAACGACGCAGACGTTGTTGGTGCCGCCCGCCAGCAGCCGCACCAGATGGAACTGCGCAATGCTCGTGTCCTGGTACTCGTCCACGACGACATAGCGGAAGCGGTTCTGGTAGTATTCCCGCGCTTCCGCGTCATTTTGCAGCAGTTTGACGGTGTGGAAAATCAGGTCGTCAAAGTCCATGGCACCCGCGGCCTTTAAGCGGCCCGCGTAGGCCGTGTAGATTTTGGAGACGAGCTGTCACTTCGTATGGCCGACCGCCCCCCCCGCCACATCCTCGGCGGACAGGAGCTTATCTTTAAAGGAAGAAATCTGCCCGATGGCCGACTTGACGGGCAGGAATTTGTCGTCGATCATCAGGTCTTTGTAGATCTGCTTGATGACGCGCTGCTGGTCGTCGGAGTCGTAGATTGTGAAGCTCTTGGGGAAGCCGATGCGCTCGGCGTCGCGGCGCAGCATCCGCACGCAGGCGGAGTGGAAGGTTGACGCGTTGACGTCGCCGCCCAGCGTGTCGCCCAGCATGGCACGCAGACGCTCCTTGAGTTCGCCCGCGGCCTTGTTCGTAAAGGTGATGGCCAGCACGTTCCAGGGACGCGCGGGGCGCACGGCCAGATAGGCGGT